ATCTTGATGAACTTGATTTTAGTCTGATAGTCTAATGGATTTTTCTTAGCGTCTTGTGTTTGGCTCAAAAATATCTTATAGTCACGACCTGCATTCTCTGTAGCATTCAATAGAGCTTCGTGCCCTACAGTTGGTGGATTCATCCTACCAAAAGTAAAGGCAACGTGTTTGCCTTCTGCCTCAGATAATATCTCGAAAATTCTCATTAGTTGTTGTAATCGCCTTTCTGCATATGTCGCTCTTGTTCGCTACATATCTTTTTCGCTAGTTCTATTAAACTTTCTTTAGGAAACTTTTCCTGTGCGTCTTCTACGCTGTACTTGTCACAGTATGCTTCTAAGCAACGCTCTACAGGTTTCATATACAATTTGTACGCTTCTGGATGTCCTTGATAACCACTGTGTTTTTTAACAGCGGGAAATAGATACTGAGAAAGCAAACGCTCATCATTGTCCATGAAAAATTTTAAATCACCCATCCAATCTATTTCTTTTTCTGCTTCGTTAGGTGCGCCTATTGGCGAAAACATTTCTCTCAGCATTACCATTTTCTGCAACTCCAATATCTTGCTTTATGTCTCGGTCCCGGTGAAGCACAGTTGTGTCTAGCACGGAAACTTTTACGTCTAGCAGGATTAGACTTTTTGATACGCATGTTAGGATCACCAAAATTAACTTTGACTACATTGCCTTTAGGATTCTTAACATACACTTTGAATTTTTTAACATCACCTTGCATCGGTTTGCCTAGTGGAACTTTGCGTCCTTGGTATTCTGCTTCTTTTACTTTATCTTCTTTTTCTTTTCTTTCATCAGGAGTAGGAATACGTATCTCACCTTTAGCGAATTTCTTGCGTGTCTCGACATCGTCTAACGCTTTCATCAAACGCATTCTCGCTGATGACTCTTTACCTTCCAGAGCCATTTTCATTTCGTCTTTGCTCTTTCCGTATTTTTCTTTGAACTCTGCATCGGAAAGTTCTTTTAGATCCATAGCGACATCTTTCATCTTGCCTTCGTCTAGATCCTCTTTCTTGACGCAGTTTGGAACTCTTTTACCAAAATGTGTTTTCATGCCTTTCTTTTCATAGCCTTTCCAACAACGTGTGCCTTCTTCAATCTCGCCTTCATGCATTAATACATTATTAGATTGTAACACATCTATGGCATATTCGTCAAGTTCTATTACGATACCGTCTTCTAGAATATCAACGATTTCAGACACTAGTTCTAAATCTTCAGTGAAACTGATACCGAATTCGTCACCGATCTCAAAAACCCCTTTAGCCTTGGCTTCACGTTCTAAGTCTTGTTTGCGTTGTTGTACAGCATCCTTATCTATCTTAGGATTCATTTCTAAATCGTATAGGGCTTTCTTTTTTGCTTCGTAATCCGCTTTAGGATCTTTAGGATCTAATGCTGATTCATTAACTATAGAATCTAATTTTGATAATAGGTCTCTCATAATACAGTTCTTTTTTATTGAATGATACTGTATTTAGCCTATTTTAGAGCTTAGTGGAAAAATCTAATTGAGTTTATAATGCCGTTTTGTAGGTTATATGCGGCTCTGATCCATACAAACTTGCCAGTAAATGTACGTGATGTAATATATTGTCCGAGTCCGTCACCGTCAAATATTGTGCTGTCCCCGCCTAATTCTGTGTTATCTATGTCAAACCAATCTGTATCCCCTGGATAGTCTGCTAGACTGCCTTGAAACTTAATAGTACCGGAAAATGAATTAACATCATAGACAGCGGTATGAACACCATCACCTTTTTTATGATATCCTGCTCCTTTTGCTTTATCGCTATAGGTGAAAGAAGAATCAGTCGCTTCAGTGGTTATATTAGATATTAATACTGTGGTTTCGTTTGCCATAGTATTATTTATCGCTTAAAACGAATTCATATACCGAGCCAACTACTTCAGGATTGCGCAGACGCAGTAGCATCAACGTATTTTTATCTTCTACCAACACGTATCTACGATCCCAGTTCCAGTTTGTCTTCATTATCCAGCGTTCTACGGCATTGGTACAAGTGATGCGAGGACTCTGTGATCTCAACCAGTCTATGTATTTTGATTTGGCGGTATCGTCTTTGTTGAATTTATGTGGAAGTAGATAGACCCTATAGTGATACTTGTTGTGGGGATATCTGTCTGAGATGATTATCTTGACATCATCTTTTAATAGTTCTTTAGCTTCATCGTCTGGTTCGTAATGATGCTTTATTATATCTTGGAAATCTGAAACCAACAGCTGATAGAAAACTTCATCATTGGTATAGACATCCATCAAGTTGTTTTCTATACGTCTTGTGTAATCTTTTGGTTCGTATCTATCAAATAAATCGCACAATGAAGTAATAGTAGCAATCACTTTTTGATTTGTCGGAGGCGAAAGATAAAGGCTGTGGGGTTGAGGAACTCCACCTGAACAGATTTTTTTGATATCAGCAGTATCGTACATCGTGAAAAGCCTTGATCCCTGTAGATGCAGGGTGACTTTATATAACCATTTATTATAAAACTTCCTATTGGTTATCTTGACTATCGGTGATAGATTCATTTTTCTTTTTTTCCTCTAACTTAGAGGCTTTAAGTGCTTTTTTTTCTGCTTTAGTTAAAGGTTTAGGAATTTCTTCAAATTCGAATGTCGGTTCGTTATCTGTTATACTAACATTAACTTTTCCACCATCTACTAATCCTCCGAATAATACTTCGCGACTTAAAGGAGATTTAATCTTATTATCAATTAGTCTACCTAATGGTCTAGCACCCATTTTTTTATCGTATCCTTTTTTAGACAACCAATCGATAGCATCATTGTTTAACGAAATTAAAATGTTTTTATCTTTAAGTTGTTCGTTTAGATCACCGATAAATTTCTTAACAATCTGTTTTACAATATCACTAGATAACCCTGTAAATTTAATTGTAGCATCTAATCTGTTACGGAATTCTGGAGCAAAGAATTTTTTAACTGCTTTATCATCCTCTCCTTCCTTGTCCAGGTCACCAAAGCCTATGGTATTGTTTTCACTGTCACGAGCACCTAGATTTGATGTCATAATGAGGATACAGTTCCTACCATCTGCTTGCTTACCATTAGATCCTGTAACAAACCCATTATCCATAAACTGTAGCAAAATGTTAGTTACATCAGCGTGTGCTTTTTCAATCTCATCTAACAATAAGATACAGTTAGGAGTTTCTTGTAGTTTGGTGATTAATTGCCCAGCATTATCGTCATAGCCAACATATCCTGGAGGAGCACCTATAAGTCTGGCTACCGAGTGTTTCTCTTGATATTCACTCATATCAAATCTAACTAACGGCATACCCATTTTATCGCTTAACTGTCTGGCTGTTTCGGTTTTACCGCATCCAGTAGGACCCACGAACAAGAATGAACCGATAGGTTTGTTAGGTTCTTTCATACCTGCCTGTGCCACGAAAATTTTATCACACAATACATCTACAGCCCCATCTTGTCCGAATACAACACCTTTCAAATTTTTCTCTAGATCAGATAAGTTTTTGCTTTCTTTCTGAGCTACAGTTTCTAATGGCATCTGTATCATTTTACTAAGCTCATAAGTAATCTGTTCGATATCTACTATTTGTGTTACTCCTTCTGTCTCAGGATCATCTTTAAGTTTATATCTAGCTGAAGCACAGTCTATGATATCAATAGCCTTATCTGGTAATTTTTTATCACTCATATATTTTACAGAAAGTTTAACCGCCTGATCGATAGCCGCATCTGAAATTTTAACATTATGATGATCTTCATAATATTTTCTAAGACCTTTAAGTATCTTAATTGTTAATTCGGGAGTAGGTTCATCGACACTTATTCTTTGGAATCTGCGCATCAATGCACGATCCTTTTCAAAGTGTTTTCTGTATTCTTCCCAAGTAGTTGATGCTATTAGTTTTATAATACCTTTTGTTAGTATAGGTTTTAACATATTAGCTAAATCGTTTGATTTATCACCACTAGATGCCCCAGCACCATTCATCATATGTGCTTCATCTATAAACAGGATGATCTTACCTTTTTTCTCTAAAGCGTTGAGTACCTGTTTAACACGTTCTTCGAAATCACCTCTATACTTACTACCTGCTAACATAGCACTGATATCTAAAGTATATACTTGATGATCCGCAACAAACTTAGGAACCTTACCTTCGAATATCTTTCTAGCGATGCCTTCAGCGATAGCAGTTTTACCTACACCTGGTTCGCCTACCATTAACACATTTGATTTATTCCTACGTGCTAATACTAATAACATATCTTCTATTTCTTGTTCTCTACCGATAACAGGGTCAATAGTTTTTTGTTTTGCTTTAAGGCTTAAATTAACACAATATTGATTAAGAATTTTATCAAAGTTAGATCCTCTAGGTCTATGTTCCATAGCCTCTGGTAGGAAATCCTCTTCTTCAATTGTTAGATTTTCTTGGAAGAATTTAATAAATTTTTCTTTGGTAACTCCTCCTTTTATAAGGAAGTAATGTCCAAAACTATTTTTTTCAGATAGTATACTAACTATAACATCGGCAATTTCCATTGTTTGCCTGCCGCTGAATAATACTTGAGTGAAACATCGATTTAATACACGCTCTACTGAATTTGTTTTTTTAGGTTTAGTTTCTTTTTCAGACATTATGTCTTTAAGGTTATTTTTAATATAATGAGAAACATTTGATTTAATAAACTCTGAATCAGCTCCATAACTTTTTAATAAATTAAATGATTCTTCGTCATTCATAATGCTACAAAGAAGATGTTCTATGGTAATGTATTCGTGTTTATTTTCTTTTGCGATCGTTATTGCATTTTCAAATACATTTTTTAAATTATCACTTGGCTCTATCATTTAATTTCCTTAGTTTCTTATATGCTAATTGTAACTTCAATTGACTAACTCTGTCAACAAAACAAATTCCATTTAAATGATCAAATTCGTGTTGAAAACATTTACTTAGATAGCCTTCCAATTTAGATTCTTGCCAATCACCTTTTGAGTCTTGCCATTGTGCTACGATCCATTCTGGTCTTTTTACTTTTAATAACAATCCTGGATAGCTTAAACAGCCTTCGGTGTCTATTATTGTATCCTTGCTGGCATCTAATATAACAGGATTAAACACAGCAAAAGGTTTTGGAAACCCTGGTGCAGACTCATTACCTATTGTAAACACACGTTTAGTTAAATTTATCTGATTAGCGGCTAATCCTATGCCATTGTTATCAATCATAAATTTTATCATATCGCTTTCTAGTTTTTCAGAATCTCCATCTGTAGCGAAATTCCAATCAGTACTGGCTTGTGATAATGAATCGTGTTGTTTTAAATTAAATTCCATTCTGTATTCTATATAATAATTGTTTTTGTTGTTCAGTGAGTTCTCTTGGTATGCTTACTTTAATCCTAACATACAAATTTCCTCGTTGTTTAGATCGCATATTAGGTAGTCCTTCGCCTTTACAACTCAACACTGTCTCAGGCTGAGTTCCAGGTGGTACGGTTATATTTAATTTTTTTCCATCTAACGTAATAATTTCTAAAGATGTACCTAAAATTGCATCCCATACCCGGATAGGATAATCCACAACTAAATTATCACCATCTCTTTTAAATCTTCTGTGATTTCTAATTAGCACATTAACTAAAAGATCTCCGGGTTTAGCATTAGATATGCTATTATCTCCCATACCACTATATCTAATTTGTTGTCCGTGATGTATTCCTGGTGGAATTTCGATGGTGATATAATTCTTTTTACCGCCCGGTATTCCTACTTCTGCATTGATCTCTTTACCAGTTAATATATCTTCAAGTTCAATATTAACATTAATATTAAAACTTTTGTTTCTTGCTGGTCTTCTTCCTCCGAATCCAAATGATTCAAAGATGTCGTCCATATTGCCTGTATTAAAATGGAATTCAAAAGGATTACCTTGGTGTCTATAATTACCTTGCTGGCGATTAGGATCTACACCCATGTCAAACATCTGTCTCTTTTCAGGATCGCTTAACGTGCGATAGGCTTCTTCGACTTCCTTGAATGTCTTCTCATCACCACCGCGATCAGGATGATGCTTCATAGCCATGCTACGATAGGCTTTCTTTATTTCATCATCTGATGCGCCACGTTTGACGCCTAGTGTTTGATAGTAATCCATAGTCTTTATATTATACGAAAAAAATAGGACTGTGTCAAGCAGTCCTAAGTATTTAACAAGATTTACTGAGCAGTACTATTTCTTGATTTTAGTACCTTCGTGCTTTTTATGCTTAGTGATAACGCGGCATTTTTCTTTGCCATTAATTACCACACAGACTTTTTCTTTGTAAGGAACAAACTTTTCTTCTTTTGGTTCAGCGGCCGGGTTAGGCTTAGGTTCCTCTTTAGGTTCTTCTTTGATTGTTTTTTCAGCGGCTACGATGCTCTTGATCGGAGCAGGATCATCAGCTGAACAGGAACTTAAAACAAATATTACACATAGTATTACAAATATTATTCCGAAAGTTTCCTTGGTCATTTTTGTTGCTCCAATTTATAGTTGATGGGCCTGTTCCATTTAATCACTGTTGTGAGTTTGGTATAGTAATCTTTGAACACTAGACAGTTTTCACTCTTTTCACTGAACCAACATATTTCAGCTACGTGAGGTTCGCGGTTGATCCAATAGGTTAATTTTACTTTCCTACGGAATAATCTTATAAGCCAATTAAGATGCTTTGGCGGTTCTAAGATATCATCAGTTTCCATTTTCGTTGCTTTCATAGTATTCTTTATACTTGACTATGATTTGTTTCTGTGTAGCAAGTATAGTCCTTAAGTCGGCTATAGTAAGGCTTAGATCTCTATAATCGTCGGAAGTCAATCCAAATAAAACAACATATCTACCATCCGCTTCTAACTGTGAAAATACTTCGTCGGCATTCTCTCTAGTAATTATGATCCACTCTATAGGTTTAGCATCAAGCGGTGCTGGCTCTTCGATATCGAGATGTGTTTTTTCTACTGCTTCTGTCTGTACCTTGACAGTCTTCTCTTTGTCAAAGAGACCACCAAAGCTCATACATCCTGTGAGGCTAGTTAGCGACAGCAGGATCGTAATTTGGATTAGCCAATGACGGGCATTCTCTATTGATAGTGCTTGGAGTTTTAGCATTTTTTTCCTCTTCTGTTAATGGTGCACCTGATGCGATTTCTAAACAACGCAGTGCGTTGATAGTACCTCTATTAATTTTCTTTTGTATCAATGCTGGTTTTTCAAAAGCCAATCTACCGATATCTCTAGCTTGTCCATCAGCACCTTCTGCGAAACGATTTTTTAGTGCGTCTGTGTCTTTGGTTTGGTTCTTAATAGTTTCGTTTAACTCATTATTGATCTGTTTAATCTGTTGTTGTTCAGCTTGTATTTTAGCTATGAGGATCTGTTGTTGCTCTAACCCATCTTCTAGTTTCTTAGAATTCTCTCTGCTGACTGCTAGATTAGCCTGTAGGTTTGAAACATAATATAATCCACCTGCTACGATACAGACTATCATCAGCATAGCAATCATCTTAATCGCGCCACCTGCACCAAACATATTATACTCCTAATACTTCTAAAGCGTGAGCGTAGTGTTTCTTACGATCCTCTAAACCGATAGTACCACCGTTGATACGTTTAGTAAGGGTAAGGATATCACCTTCGTCTGCCCACTTGTTAAGGTCGTTCTGTTCCCAGAAGAAGCAAGCTGATTGTACAGCACCTTCGAATGTTTCTAGATATTCTGGAACATCTTCTACGTCCATATCCAATGATGCCGCGAACCAAGTATAGTTCTCTCTGCCTGTCAATTGGATGAGACCTCTACCACAGAATTTCCAACCATCGCCTGAATCAGTGTCACCGTTGCCCATCCTGCTGGCATAAACTACGTTAGCGATTTTCTCTGGCTGTCTATGATAATCTTCTGCATCGCGTCCAGCGTTCTTGAAATATTTTGGAAACACTCTATCTAATGCTTCTGCTGAATAGTTTAGATTTTCTTTGAGCCATTTAAAGTTACCTGACTCGTGTGCGCATTGTGCGATAAATGCCGCTAATCTTTCTTTGGTATTGATTTCGTACTCTGGACAAATCTTAGAAATAGCTTCGTGCCATTCTGTGAGCTTGTCGTGATCGCCGATAAGTTCTTTTAAATGCTCTTTTGTGAAATCAAAATCAAATGCCATAAATTAAATCCTTTGTAATATCATTGAATGTTTACCGTTATTGAAAACAAAACCTTCATTGGTTTTTAAAATATCGTAATCGCCCATCACTTTAGTAAGCCAGAATACTTCCGCGGCTGTCTCATCATCATACACCACAGTGTTATCTGTACCTTCTAATACTGTTTCTGTGTCGCCCTCTTTAATCAATTTTAATTGTACTTTGACATCGAATGGTTTATAGAATGTTAATACATCTCCATCTATAGATAAATCATCCATCAATGTTTTATTAAAGAAAGTTTTCAATCCTTCCACACGTACCTGTTGCATCATATTTTCATAGAGTCTAGGTGTGCTGGGAATATGTTCTCTTAGGTTTTCTTCTGTGGCTTCATAAGTTTTTTCTTGCTTATGATATTTGAATTTCCAATCTGAGATGTCTGTGAGTTTTTTGACACCGTATAATATTTCTTTGATATTTTCTGCTAGCTGGGGAGTACGGGATAATTCTACGAATACTGTATATTCACCGTATTCATTTTCACCTGCGGATACATCTGAATCTAGTACAAAGTCATATCCTTTTTCTATAAACTCCATCATATCTTTAGCAGGGCTTCTATCTTTTACACAGAAGCTTACTACCGCTACATCTGGATCTTCACCCATCTTAGATTTAAAAGTATCTACTTCGAAAGTATCCCAAACCATATCTTTGAGATCTTGAGGACGTAACCCTTCTTCTAGTACTTTATTCTGCTGATTGGTCATTAGCCATTTCCTGTGCTTGTTGTTCTGCTGGTTCTACTTGAGCATTAACACCACCATAGTTAGATAGTATATCTGCTACTTTGTTCTTGTCTAATTCTGTATAGCCACGTGTGATATCGTGCATTAGTTTTTTAGGCATCGCGATTTTTACTAACCATACTGGTTGTTGATCGATTTTACCTTTGCGTGTTCCAGGACGTATATCATCTGGTGTTTTGATCTTGCGCACACGATTGAAAACGCTTTCACCGTATTGTACTTTACAACCGTATTCTGTTAATCGTTTGCCGCCTGCAGGTTCTGGCATCTTTTCTCTAGGCCACATAAATGTGCATTCTACGAAGTAGCGATTTTCTTTAGGACCTTCTACTAGCTCTCCATCGATCCAATTAGCATACACATAGGTATCTAATTCATCGAATACTCGTTCGAAGTCTTTTAGTATGTTTAAACTATTGTTAGAACCATAAATCTGTTCTACGTTTTTAATAATGTCTTTGATGTCTGCCATAGAATGTCTCCCAATGTATTTATCTATCGTTTTCTTTATATTAACTTATTATTTCTGGATTAATATAGTAAATACTTTTGTGTTCGGTCGCGGACACAAAGCATAATCGGTCCGTGCCGAACTTCTTAAAATCTTAAGGAGGGCATACCTTTTATGAAGCGAAAAAAAGCAACCTCAACAGCACTTCTAGATCGAACACCGTTCGATTTTGATCAAAGACTCCAAGAAAGACGAACCAACCATAAAGTTTATCCTAAGAACCTAAGCCAAGAAAACTATCTGTTGAAACTCAACGATGAGTCTAAACAAGTAATTTTTGCTGTCGGTCCTGCAGGAACGGGTAAAACTATGTTGGCAGTACAGTGGGCCATTGATCAGATGAAACACGGTGATAAACAAAGGATCATAATAACAAGACCTGCTGTTTCGGTTGATGAGCAACACGGCTTCCTTCCAGGCGATCTAAACGAGAAAATGGAACCCTGGACGAAACCAATCTTTGATATAGTCAAGGAGAACTTCGACTATAGACGTATACAAACTATGATAAAAGAGGGGGTGATAGAAACAAGTCCATTGGCTTACATGAGGGGGCGTACTTTTAAGGACGCAGTTATCATAGCTGACGAGATGCAGAATGCTACTCCAAGTCAGATGAAGATGTTATTGACGAGATTAGGACAAGGATCTAAAATGGTCGTGACTGGTGATCTACAGCAGGCAGACCGGCCATCCGAAAACGGATTATTAGAATTCCTTGGGTTATATAATAACTTTGAGAATCATCGATATGTAGATATGTGCCACTTCACTATAAGTGATGTCGAGAGACATGAGGCAGTTAAAGAGATACTAGCAATTTACGGAGACTCTTGAGGTGGGGGAGTGTAACTCTCCCCATCTTCTCCTACTTCGATCCAAGTATAATCACCCAACCATTTGACACGGGTGATGTACTCATACTCTTCTGGAGGTCGACCGCTCCAGTCGTTAGGTCCCATTATGCTTAAGATATGCTTTTCTTTTCTAGTATGATATACTAACCAATATACCTTGCCATGATACGTTTCAAATTCATATTCAGCGGCATGTACGCTGTCAGTTACTTCCAGCCTCCATTGTAAATCACGAGCTTGTTTTTGTAGAACATTTACCACTTCCATGATCCTATCATATTCTTGTTTGGCGTGCATGCGTGCGACGTTAACCATCAAGTCTTTACGCTTCTCGATAGGAATCATATCGAATTTTGGACCACCTACTTCTGTAGGGTATTTGCTGGAATTACGATTGAAGAATGGTATTAAGCTATCGCCGACATTGGCATCATAGCTATCTCTACCTTTAGCTATGTTTGATTTCTTTTTTGCCAAAACGTTATAGCCTTGCTAGTTTAACTAGTACCGCGGCTAAGTTGACTTCTGGATCTACTACCAAAGTATGATCCACCATGCCCTGTTTGATTATGATGATAGCGGAATCTTGCTGTGCTTCGTCACCAAAGATATCCAAGTTGTCATACAACCAACGATACACTTCTTCCATCTCTTCAGCACGTAGTTTGCCACACAGTAGTTTTCTCGCATCACGGATCTTACCTGCTTTAAATAAATCAACCATTTCAAACTTCCAGTCCTGTGATCCTTCATCACCTTTGTTCGGAGAGTGTAAAGCACCTTCCGACACGTTCTGCTGTACCATATTGATACATTTACGCAAATCTGGATAAGCCACTTTGACATAGTTGTCTAACACGTCAAGCTCAAACTGTATGCCTTCTTCTACCAAGATAGTCGCTACCCTTGCTGTGAATTCAGTTTGATCGATACGTTCTACGTGGAAGCCTTGGCAACGTGAATGCAGTGCTGGAATAATCCTGTTTGGATAGTTACAGGTTAGTATGAATCTCGCTGTCGAATGATATTCTTCCATGACCCCACGCAACGCCGCTTGTGCGTTCGGTGACAAGTAATCAGCCTCATCTAACAGCACTACTTTAAATGGACCGAACGGAATAGTCTGCACGAAGTTAACTACTTTGTCACGGACATCTTCTACGGAGTTCGTTCTCGAAGCGTTGATCTCTAACACATCATAATCTTCAACACCGAGTTCATTGACTAGCATCTTAGCCATAGTAGTCTTGCCGATACCAGCAGAACCACTGAACAACAAATGAGGAATGCTAGCGTCCTTGATCCAAGTCTGTACCTGTTTCTTCTGTGCCTCGTCACGGAACACATATCCATCTATCTTTTTAGGACGATACTTTTCTACCCATAGCTCTTTCATTCGACTAAGTTACTCCACGTTTTTAGTTTGTCTTTTTTATATTGTACACGATTTTCTAGCTCTTGCCAACTGACATAATCCCATTTTTGTAAAAGTTCTAACATACAAAGGACATCGCCCGCTTCATCCTGTAAGTCCTTTAATGATTTCTCATCAGCACCTCTGCGTAGCACCTTTGAACAGGCTTGTATGAGCTCACCGCATTCTTCCATAGTGATTACAAATAGCTGTGTGCGTTCATCCATTCTGTTTCTCCTGTTTATATTTTGCTTTCAAAAACCATTTCCATTTACGGAAATAATCTTCTGGACTGCCGGTAACCTGTCGATGTTCCCACGCTTCGACTTCATCTCGATATTCAAACCATTTATCATATACCCATAGTCTAAAATCCATATTAGACATTCCATTCTTTCTTTTCATCGAGGGCATACTTTGCCATCTCTATATACTCTTTGTCCTCTCCGTCTAACGCTGACCAAAACTTAACAACGCTTTCGATCACATCAAAGACGTATTCTGGACGATGCAGATGTGTATTGCTCTCCATCAACTGCTGTAGATGGTCCATACGATCGTCGATTCGTTGTCTTAGATCGCTCATACTAGTTCTTCTGCTATTCCTACTATTTCAGCTACTAATAAACAAGCGCCAGCTACTGTTAGCCATACGTTACCGAGGAGCATCAATGCTACAGCCCCTACGATTCTAATCGCGCTCTTGACTATTGATAGTTGTAGATGTTTCTTGGGATCTGGTTGTTTCATAATTACCTCTCTTTAATTCAGTTGTTAATTGACAAGGAATCCAGCTACAGTTTGGTTTCCATTCTTTCTTACAGATTTCGCAAATCATTTCGCCTCCTAAAATAAATCCTCCATAGAGCGGATCTAGTCATACTCACTAACATAAAAATCAGTGCTATTCCAAAACTATCTAATATAGTAGGGTGTAGTCCAAACCAAGGAAACACCAGCATCTGTATAGCAACGGCTAAAATAAAACCACTGCCTACATCAATGATACTTTCTAATACATCACGATTCATTTTTTTTGCTTTCTGCATCTAATACTCTTTTCCTTAGTTCTGTGCTTGAGAAACTGTGTCTCCTGCTATTGAAATAGCATTCTATGTCAAGCTCTCTACCTGTGAAATGTTTGTCTTTGTATTCTTCGCCTAGTATCCTAACATCTATTTTATATGACTGCAGGATATCTAAAAGCTCTTTTTCTGTGGCATAGACCACGATTTCATCTACGTACCTGCAGGCTTGTAACTGTGTGTATCTCTCAAACACTGTTTGTATGGGGTTGTTCTTTTCTGGTCTATCAATAGTAGGATCAGTCTGTAATCCAACGATTAGATATTCGCACTGTGTTCGTGCTTCTTTGAGCATCATGATATGCCCAGCGTGGAATAGATCGAATGTGGAGCAGGTAAATCCTGTTTTCATATAATATCAGTCATTGTTTTTTAATAACTTTATTATACGCTTTTTCTCCATTGTTGTCAACCATTCATTTTCTTCATTGAAGGTTGGGCACTCTTTGAGTGCGTCATCTATTAAAAATTTGAGTGTGTAGAGGTCTTGTTTGTAACCCCAGGCGACAAATCCATCGTTGTGTGGATTTTTGCATTGGAAGGACAGCGCCCATATTTCATGGGCTATTGTTTCAATGTCTGGTTTATCCACTATATCTCTTGACCGATAAATGCTTTATCTGTTTCGGAAGGTTCAGTATCACTGATTGCTAGTATCGATTCGTTTTCAACACGGCTAATCAATCTTTCGCCTTCACCGTCATCTATCAACGATGCTCTAGTCCAACGACCATGCTCTACTAAGATCCACTGTCCTTCTTTGATAGTTTCTTGTCTAGGACCTACTTTATAGACACGTCCCCATCTAGGATGTACACCGTGTGCTTTAGCATTATCACTACGTAATATGATACCTGAATTAAGTTTTACCTCTCCGAAATTCATATCAGTAACTATAACATCATCTCGGATCGCTTTAATTTTTACTTTTTTTGCTTCATACACACTAGACATTTGTTATCCTTTCTTTCTTGATGGTACATCTTCTTTAATAGCACGTGGATTATCTTTGTAATATTCTTTCATTAATTCTTCACGTGTTTTAACAACCTTGCCACCGGGACCTAATAGATCTCCCCTAGCATTTAATTTTGCATTACCCACTGCAGGTGTTGTTTCGTGTTTGAGACTAAGTTTTTCCATATCAATCTCTTTACCACGAACGCTTGTATATACTTTACCCATTATTTTTCTCCTTTGAAGAATTCTCCAATTGGTATATCATATTTAATACTGTCTATCTTATGTACCCCTAATAAGTGGAGAACATAACTCGCTACGCTACTTCCTCTACCTACACCCCATACGATATTGTTAGCTCTCAATGTATCTACTATGTATTTCATACATTTCAACACCATTGTCATATTATACTTATTATATAGCTCTAGCTCTCTTTGTACTCTGGCACGCTGTTCATCTGTTTCACAGATATCCAAAACGTATTTTTCTATGTCCATTTCTTTGTACTGATGCGGAATGCGCCAGTTTTTTATATCTATCTCTCGCGGTGGTACGGGATAGTCTAAACGTTCTTGATCTATTCTTTGGATGTATTTTTGGATATCTGCGTCTGTTTGGCAACGATCCAATATGTCTGGACCGTGTAGCATCACGCCTTGTACTAGCTGTTCTATTGTGTTAGTCGACATTAATTAGTTGATCCAAATCGTTATTACCATCATTTGTACGTTGTCTATATCTACGAGATAACTCATCTCTATATATTGTAACAAATGTTGCGATTTGTGTCAACAGTTCTTGGTTCCCTAATCGTGCGGCCTGTGAATATTTTTTGTTCAATTCGGATAGTTTCGCTTCAACTTCAGCGTCTTTAAGTTCTTCTAGATTTCCTTCTAGTGGATGAAACATTAAGCAAACTGTCCTACATAGTGCATAAAGATAACACCTGATCGATGTCTCCAAACTTCTACAATAACAGGATCGGTCGCTGATGACAGTCTTAATGTAGGAAATGTTACAGGAGATGTTGGAAATCCAAGTGTTTTATAGACAGCACCACCCGAAGTCGTAAAAGTGATATCAACATTAGATCCATCACTGTAAAGTTCCAATGTCATTTTACCCATACCGATTGGAGTAGCTTCTGCAGGAGTGATACTAGGGTCACCAGGTAAGTTATCAAAATAAACATTACTATTACTTGATCCACCTGTTTCGAATTTCCACATTTGGTAAGCACCATTTTCGTAATCGATACCACCACCTTCGTATATGGCAGAATCACCTGCTGTAGGAAATTTTTGTGTGCGATTGTTTACTAGTACGGCTCTTGTAAGATTATTCAACTGAAAATCATTGGTTTCAGTCAATTTTGCGGTACCGTCTTGTAACGCTGTGATTTCTTCTTTAGCATTACGGAAACTAGTTTTAATCGTGTCAAAATTGTCACGAAAAACTTGTGTGTCATTATCCTGCCCTGCTACAGGGAAGTTCTCATTAATACTTAAATAATTTATATTACTTGCCATCTATCTTTTCTCCACGTTGCGGGAATGCAAGGTATTTATCCTCTAATAGCCCGTCGATGGAATCAAATAGATATCGATCTATTGTGAAATCCATCTGTTTAAAATCAAACCCACTTGCCCTAATTTTTGCTAATATTCTTTCTGAACTACCAGGTTTACAATAGCATAACGTTAATGCTTTAACAAATCCAGGTTCATAAGCATCTCCGCTTTGAATGCTTCTCATCCATAACGGTAAAAAATCTCTGTATCTTTCACCTACAGATTTAACACGATTACGCATATTTTTTATACTGTTTGGAAAAATCCTTTGATGATCGCTGTCGCTTACAAAAGGAATGTCTGTATCTACGCTTATCTTATCATAACTCACTAAAACCTTGCTATTAATATCGTCTGGAAGATTTATAGTATTGCTGATACTTTTACCATTCTTTTCATATTCATCGACTACATTAACATAAATGGCCTCATACAATGTTTCCTGTGTAATCGGATCTTTTCCTTCTGCCACTGATAGGTCACCAAATAATAACCTTTTACGATAATGGTTACGGCTCATAGCCTGTACAAATTTTACAGCATCAAGACTTTCTATACCTGCATACAATAGCATTTTAAGTTCAGCCTGTACGGCATAGTTCGGGTCACCATATCTATATAAATCAGCTGGAGTAAAGATAGTAGCGTCGGTGATGAAGTTAAACCATTGTAATCTTTTCTCTTTGCTTTGTAATGCTTTAACATAAACATTAGCAAAAGTTTTTGAATTATCTTCAATGACTTGTACTGTAAAAGTTCTTAGGCTTTCAGCATAGTTTAAATTATCTCTAGCTCTAATAGTGAAAGTAAATTTTCTATCAAAACTAGTAGTACCAGCATCAAAAGTAGAATTGAAACTTCTCGAAGCTGTTGAATCAACTAAACTTGAATCTCTATCATAGAATCTAATAAGACCGGCTGTAGTATCATCTGAAAATTGATTAACTTTACCTTGTATGTCTCCGCTAGATAAAAATGTTAAACCTGGAGGTAATGTTCCGCTTACAAGATCGTATGCTACCCTTCCACCATAGGCTAAACTTTCAGCTCTCACATAGAGCAAGCTAGGCTGATTAGGTTTGATAGTTCCACGATCGCTAGGAGTGATCCAATTGATAGCACTTTCAATTTCACCTATGATATCTACAGTGAATGTTTTTTCAGTGGTAGCAACGCTTGATTCCCAAAACGTTGGTTCATCAGAGGGAGTCTTTGCTCTATTATCTTGTAGAGCGATATAGATAAATCCTTCAAATCTTACAGCATCGTTTTTAGAATAGTTAGTAGAAGAATTCCAGTTTTCTCGGAAGGTATAAGTTTGATCAAATATTGTTGTATTGAAATCAATAGCCGCGATGGTAAACTTATATTGTCTTGTTACCGCCGCTTGATAAGGTACTTCTCCTGCGATTTCTCCGGTGGTCGAATCTAAGGTCATACCTGGAGGAAGCGTACTAACAGAACCGTCAGGATTGGTATTCTTTTTTAGATAGGTTATTACTCCAGGCAGTGTAGGAGGATCATATACTTCTAAGAAAATAGTAACATAGTTGTTTGCTCTAATCCTTCCTAGATAACTTTCAGTAATCCACAACGGTGATCTATCACTAGTAGCATCTGCTTGGAATAGATTAGTATCTGATTGTATTAATGTAGTGTCTGCTTGTAGGAATTCTTCAGTAACCACATACATCTTGAATAATCTATTAACGGTATTCCTACCATCTGTGACTGCGACTACGAAATTATAGATGCGGCTTAATCTTCGAGGCTGTCTGCTAGGTTCATTGTAATCGTAATCTTGATTATCATATAAAAAACTATCAAATCCGTTGCTGGTTAAATCTAAGAAATCTAAAGGTGTTTGATCTAAAGGACCGGTATCATACCCACCGAATGGATCTTTGGTATATTCTAATGCGAAGATCGGATCAGTGAAACCAGAGATTACACCAGTTTTAGATAATGACAATCCCGGAGGTAATGTTCCCCCTTGTGGTACTAGATAATATTCTAGAGTGTCCCCTGCTATTAAATCTGGATCGGTTGCTGATAAGCTAAAATTTACATAAGAATTATCTAATACAAAGTAAGAGTTATTATCACCTACCTGTAGAAATCCTTCTCTAGTGATCCATTCGGGAATATCACTGCCATCTACAGAAAGTTTAAAAGTTCTATCTTCTATGTCTTGACCGTCAGATGCACGTATAACAAATCTACTTTCTGTAAAGGTTCGAACTTCAGTAGGACTTCCAGAAATCGAATTTCCTGATAATCTTAATCCGCGAGGTAAGTTTCCCGCGATTAACGAAAATGTAACATCGCCGATGTTTGAGGTAGCGTCTAGAGGTATATCGAGTGTTACTCGTTCTGTGATTACCCCTAAACTGCCTGCAGGTGTGTTCCAAGTAATCATAAGTTCCTTAAACTATTCGACCTGAATCTAAATTTAATCGTCCTGGTAAAGTGATAGTACCAAAATCAATATTTGAATTTGCCGTATTAAATTGTACGCTATTGTCAAATGTAGATCCGATTGGACCGAAATCCTGATAAGTTAAAATATCAGTAACACCTAACACGGTATCAACAGTAATTACAGAACCTAAAGCAGTAACATCAATGTTTTCTGTTCCTTGAACTGTAATCTGAGAATTAGTTGTTGCTAATACACTACCTGCATTAGTATCGATTCTAGTAAATGCATCCGGTTGTGTGCTATTGATTTTTAATGATGTGTCGAATTCTTCAATTAATATTTTTGTACCAGATATTAATTTTCTAAATTGTAGTTGTGAATCTACTTTTTGTGCGAACACGCTAGACCCAGTAACTCCGAGATTAGTTCCAGTTACGGTTAATGAACTTTCTAGTTCTGTGAAATTAGCATTAACTTTTTCAAACGCGGTCCTTAGATCATCACCAAGTCCGTCATTTACTACATTTCCGATGTTAATTGTTTGTATGGCCATAATTATATTCCCGCTATCCTATTTTTAAAATCATCAAAATCTGTAGAGGAAGCTACTATATTTTTTAATTCTGATGTGCTGATATAACCAACTATACCACTATCTACGGTCAACTCGCTTGTTATAGTAACGGCCTGGTCGATAGTGATAGCACTAGAGTCTGTGGTATCCATCACGCTACCAGTAAACTGGAAAGCACCTAGGTTAAGAGTAGTGTCACTGTTTAATCCCAGTGCTGTGTATAGTTCTGTAAAGTTAGTATTGATCTTCTGGAAGGCACCTCTTAGGCTATCTCCTTGATTATCGTTTGCTGTTGCCCCTACATTAATCGTTAGTTTTGCCATCTATCGCTCCCTTACCATGCACCCGTTGTGCCCCAGTCCTGCTTGACCCATATATCAGCAGTACCTGGTGCCGCCCAATCAGCTATACAAAAATATACACTGGTAGCATCAAATGCTATCATACCCTGTTTGTCTCCTGATGCCCCTGTCGAATCGCTAGGAACATTAGATACGTTAAATGCCGCGGTACCCGCTACATCTATGTCACCGACTATCTTACCTTCTACAGCATCTACTAATTTGTTTGAATCATCACCAAACACTGAACCTGTTAAATCACCACCGTATGCAATCGCGGTCACTGAACCGTCAATAGTTAGATTGCCATCCTTGCCGAACGTGAAATCATATTGTCCTAATCCGCTGGCATTGGTTCTAATGATGATATCACCATCGGTGCTTGAACCACGAATATAAAAGTCTCCACCTTCATCTGAAAATAACGAATAATCTGTGTTTTTAATAAACACACCGTTTTCTGTTGTGACAGTATTTGTATCTACCTCACCGACGATCAATCCTTCTACAGCGTCTACTAACTTAGTAGAGTTATCAGCAAACACGCTACCAGTAACATCACCTGTATGATATCCAGTGGTATTACCAGTTACATTTCCTACTAGATTACCATTCACTGTTCCTATAGTCGCTGTAACAAAATTATTGATAATACCAGTCCCAGCACCGCTTAAAATACTTGATGCTGTAACATTTAGTGTATCAACGGTTCCTTTGATTTTAGCATCGACTCCATCTACTAATAATGTCGAATCGTCTGCAAACACACTACCTATGATATCAATATTTTGATCTACTGCTACTGTTAAAGTATCTGTGGCATCGTTGGTGTTTAAGTTTATACCATACCCAGCATTAAACGTAAATGTATCTGCTAGATCATCAGCAACGATACTTGCCTGTCCTATAGTTCCTGTAACAGCGAATGTCCTAAATGTTACCTGTGCTGGACTTGAGTTAGTGATAGTAACGTCACCTGTAGCAGGATCATTTGATACTGTGATACCAGAACCTTGTGTGATTGAAACGACGCCAGTGTTAGTAAATGTTACTCCACCTGAAGTTGCACTAGCGGTGATACCTGTTCCTGCCGCTCTGCCTGTAGCCGAAGCTGGTAAACTTGTTGTATTACCTACGCTGGTTACACCTGTGTTAGTTACAGTAATATTTCCTGTAGCACTGCTTACCGAAATAGCAGTTCCTGCTATTAACTGTGTTACACCTGAGTTTTCAACGGTAATAGTTTCCGAAGCTGAATCAACGGCTAAACTAATACCAGTGCCTGATTCAAAATTTACATCGCTACCAAACTCAGTTGCGACAACAGAATTTCCACTATCTACTGTGATAGTTTTGAAAAATGTTTTATCAGGGTCAATTAATAAATTTCCATCTACTGTAGAATTCGCTGGTAAATTGATCGTAGTACCTATACCTTGTAGATGTGCAGATCCTAACCAAACACCATTGAATTCATTTCCTGGAATTGTGGAGTATTCTTCTACATAAATGTTTTTCCATTTGTAGGTAGAATCACCTATTCCGTAGGTATTAGTTGAAGTAGGTTTTAGATTAGTATCTAAAGTTTCAAAATCGATAGGAGTAAGTCCTGAACCCCCTCCTACAGTTGCAAGTAGTATATCAAAATTTTCATTTACCTTAACAAATGCGTCATGGACATCACTCCATAATAAAGGTGGTATTCCTGGAACTATGTTTGGATTAAATGCCATTATGATCTCCCTACCGCTACTTCAATTTTACCAATATGATCTGAATCGTAATTCTCTAACGCTTTACCAATCACTGTACCTGTCTGTGCTGTTCCTCGAGCACTTACCGCTACTCCCGGTATGCTTGATGTTACTATTAAATCACCTTTCTGTATTTTGCCAACTACTCTAACTGGAACACGTCCTTGTAGCGCCACTAGATTTTTCAATCCTGGACAACCTTCGTACATAGCGAACGCCGCCGTGTTCGAAACAACACCAGCTACTCTAGTATCTGCTTGTTTGTTAGTAGTCGTTACTTCTTTCTCCCCTCCGAACACTAGTACAGTTCCAACTTCATATTCTTTGTCACCTTCGTAGTATTCTGCCAAGTCAGCTGAGTATGTCGCTTGTAATCTCGATTCGCTTGGTGATGTACCAGTTAATGTCCAACGTCCTGTGATAGTTCCTGATGTAGTATTTCCACCTGTAGTTAATGCTAGAGTTTGTACAGCTGATGCTGTAATAGGAGCATCTGTAGATCCGTCTTGTGTTTTAAATTGATGTGCGTCATTCCAGTACTGTGTAACCTTATCAGAACCTAAACTACCGCTACCTACAACAACACCACCAGCAGTTTGCCAGCCATAATATCTTACATAACCACCTGATGCTGTCGCGGCAGTATCTATAGATAGATAACTATCAACTTTAAGTTGGTTAGCTGAAATAACATTACCACCAAAGTCACCGCTTGAATCACGGATAACTAGTTTGCTATTATCACCAGCGCCACCATAAGCACCTACTGCTTGTACCACAGCATAATCACCATCGCTAGAGAAACTAGAACCGTTGGTTCTTCTTAAGAAACCAACTGTAGAATATTGTGATTTTTTAATAGCACCACCGTCATTAACTACAGTACTAAATGGCACAGCAGTAACATTACCAGTCGCTAAAGTTGAATTACCAAGTACAGTTTTAGTGGTTACCTGTGCAAGTTTAGTTAATACCAAACCATTATCTTTAACAGTTAACCAACCATCTGTGGCTACGAACTGTGCTGAATCGAAACTTGCTAAACCTCTATCTGCTTGAGCGATGCCTGATGCACTAGCTCTAGTAGTCGCGGCATTCATTGATAATTTAGATTGTACAATACCTGCTGAAGCATTAACATCAGCATTTAAGATAACGCCTGGATTGATCTGTGCGTCTAAAGTGTTTGCTGTTGAATCTATGTTAAGACTAATGTCACCAACGATTTCAACATTGATTGCTTCATTGCCAGCACCTGTAAATGCTATGATATCTGCGGCTCTTAGATTATCTATTGTAAATTCTTGGAAGTTGGCAAACGTCATACTTCTTAGATTCACACCGTCTAATGGATTGACAGGATTTGCTAAATTAGTAATCTTGTTATTATTCAGATTCATGTTGGCTTTCATACCTAGCTGTCCATCTAAGGACATAAAGCCACCTGAAATCTGAGGTATTAATAAACTATCAGTTACTACTGAACCACCATGAGTAATACCTAGTCTACGTTCTATGTAGCCTCTAGCGGCATTTTCTGTTGGTACAGTATCTGTAGCGTTGTCAGAGAAACTTGAATCAGTTGAAAATTCACTAACCGGAACACCACGTTTAAAACCAATACCATCTAAGTTTGAAAGAGCGATACTTGATGCGAATGTAACAGCACCAGTACCTTGGTCAACTCGGAAATATGGTCCTACACTGAAATTACCGAATTGGTCAGTAGTTACATAGAACACACGTCCTACATCTCGTTCTTCAGTTTCTGTATCTGGATTAGGTGAGTTTACTGGAGCACCATAAATTTCATTAGGGTAATTAGTATCGGCATACGATCCCGTACCAATTTCTAATAAGTCATGCCCGGTAACACGTGTTAGTGAAATACGAATTGTTAATGTACCTTCAGCACCGTTAGTAGAAGACTGGACACCTGATTTTAATGTTACAGCTGATCCGTATTTTTGTACACTATGTACCAACGGTCTATCTAAAGTAATTCTAGCATAAGGTTCTAACGTTACTGCTTCTGATTCATAGGCAGTGATAACATATTCTTCACCTTTGAAACAGAACATAGTTTCAACGATACGTTGTGCATCTGATGGACCTACAGCTACCACAGCAAATGTATCATCTCCTACTCTTCCTTTTGGAATACCAAAGTATGCTGTACCTGTTAGCGAACCAGATGTATCAACAGCCACAGAGCTAGCTAACGCTTCTGGATCTAATGCTACCCGGAATTGAGTAGCGGTAAGACCAGTTGATAGTACATGGAAGTGTGATGTTGTACTTAAACCGGCCGGTAACGATCCTCCGAGAGAAGTTTTAAATAAAACAACATCTCCAGCACTTAGCCCGTGTCCTGCCGAAACTGTAATAACTGCTGGACTAGCAATACTAATGCTATCAATAGCGGTCATACCGGCAAGCGCAGTTACTTCATCTACATAACCAACCTGTTCTCCAGGTTGTTTGATAGTAATATCTACATAGTTGTAGTTTTCTCTAATGTTAGTTGTTGTTAATCCGTCGATATTATAGCTATGGGTTCCAGTACCCGCTCCGGTGATTTCTAAAGGATCACCTGCTCTGGTAGTTGAAACTTGAAAATCTACATCAGTTAATCCGTCACCAACTACATGGAAAATATCATCGGCATTTAAAGGCGGCGGTAAAGTAACTGTACTTTCAAACTGTATGGTTGTGTTCTCTAAAAGTTTATGTGTTTTTTTACCTTTAATAGTAAGACCACTACCGTTGGATAGAGTATGTGTCGCTCCGCCCGCACTTGTCGAGACTGTAAATTGATTATAGTTAGGAACACTGATAACATAATAGGTCGTTCCTGATGTAAATCCGTTAGCAGTTGATGTTGGAATAAACTTGTCATCTATAACTAATCTATGATTCTGAGAAGTAGTACATACGTTGGTAGCAATATCTGTAACTGTTGCTAAAACATTAAACACACCTGGATTCGCTACAGTTACGTTTATTTCGTAAGGTCCGTTTGGATCTGTGGATGCTGTGAACAGCAGTACTCGATAAACGTCTGTAAGTTCATTAAGAACTAAACCAGTTGATGGTCTAACAGCAACATCTTCTAATCCTCCTTTTAATCCAATTTGTGATCCGCATCGTATTGACATTACAGTGTTGTCAGTGACTTGATCAAATAATCCTTGGAAGTTACCTGTTGGATCAGATGTTAAATTGAGTCTTGCTACTCCGGCCAATCCTTCTACTGCCTCGACAGAAGTAATAGGATATCTATAAATTAAATTACCATGATCGATCTCAAGTTCGGAAGTATTAAATGGTAGATAGTTATACCCATCCACATAAATGAATAATCCACCTGAACTATTTGCATAAGCTGGACTTGGAGCATAACAAACTACTTTTTGTGATAATGGAAAGTATAATCCAGTCGGTGTTGGAATTTCTAAAGGATCTGATCCTTCTGCTACAAGAGCATATATACCGTGTGCTGAAGAACCTGAAACAGATCTTATCTGACCGCCGTTCAATGAATAGTATGAAGCATAACAGTAATAAGTGAACACCGATACTAATTCGCTTAATCCACCGTTCGTTGCAATAATACCGTAACCCATATCGTTAACCTGTGTATAGTCATTGCTTAACATAGATCTGTTACCTGGCATTAATACTTCATAGATACGTTGGAATTTATGTGTTCCAGAACCTGCACCTGTAGTTTGTACGAGAACGCTACTACCAAATGTTGCTGTAACAGTGAAGGTATCATTAGTGATTGCACCTGCTACATAATATTCTTTTCCTGCAATAAGTCCTGTAGGTAAGGTTCCTGTGGTTGTAAATTTAACTGTAGCACCTTGTTGTAATCTATGATTTTCAAATGTAATTACAGCAGGGTTTGCTACTGAGATACTAGTGATAGTTTGAGAACCGGCTGTTCTCGTAAATGGAGTAGTTTCGTCTAAAACAAATGTTGCTGTACTTCCACTTGGACTATAATTAAAATCACGGACATAATTAATTCTATACACAGTATCATCAACTAAGAATGATGCTGGTAATTTTGGAAGTCTTTCTAAATTACCTACAGTGAGTCTTGTTGAGGTTACAGTAGATTCGTGAGTAAATTGTAGATTGCCTGCAAATCCGTCAATAAACATACCACCTGCAAAAGTTTGTGCATCTACTGATTTACTAAAAGAAGCACACTCTTGTGCGTAAGGTGACTTGGCAAGAATCTGTCCGGTTGGGTCGAGAATCATAGCAAACCCACCTTGGCCTTGTACGGAAATAGCTTGCCAACGAACAGCATCGTTCGCTAAGAACACATCTAATTCATCATTGGCCTTAGGCTGGTTCACGCTTCCGTATCCAGGTCCTGACTCATCCATAATATCTTTTAGTGCTGTAATAAGATCTGATATCACGCCAGCCGCACCTGATTCTGCTGTATATGCTCTATCTATTACCTGTGGAATAACAGTTTGGCTTAATGGAGTGATAGCTGTATTAGTTAATATGCTTCCGATATATTCTTCGATCTTATCAACAGAAGCTAAGGTTTGTGATAGCTGAGCACCAATTGCTATACGGGCACTTGCGCTTTCGTAATATTTTAATGCCGCAGAAATAGTTCGATCGTAACCTCCGTATTTTAAATCAAATACAAGAGCATCAACGATTAATCCAGCATCTCTTTTGCATAACGCATTGTCATACTCGAAACTAGATGTAAAAGGCGCGATTCCTCCAGCAATTTGTGCATTGATCCAAGCTATAAGCTCATTCTGTATAAATTGTCTGTTTAATGATATAAGTGTTGCGGCCGCATCTCTGTTTCCAGCGTTATCAATTTTTGGATAAACAGGTTCTGTAGGATCTGTTAGATAATGATATCCATATAATTGAGAAGCAGTTGTTAATCCATCAATTGTTAAATCACGTCTAAATTTTTGAAAAGCCCAAGGTGAACTTGAATTACCTGTTTTAGGACGTACAATACATCGTCTAAATTCGTCACCAACTATTGAAGTGTTTTGTGGGACCTTGATAGGTAAGTTTTCTTCATAAATTCCAGATTCAACTAGAATGCTAATCTGTACTCGTTTGCTTACATCGCCGTATGCAATAACCTCACCAGTTTGGAAAGTACCATACTGTATGTCTACGTCAAATAATTCATTACCTTCAGAATCTAAAGTACCATCATGAGCTAATATCTGTGCCAACGCACCTGATGTTTCACCTCTTAGATAAAGTCCTTCTCGTATGTCTCTTCCACGTATCGCTTCTGGAGTATCAGTTAGAACATCGCCTGTAAAGTCTGTTCTAAACCCTGCAGTGACTATAAAAAATCTAGGTAAATCTACAGTGATGCTAGGTACAGATGTAAATCCACCACCTTGATCAGTTATAGTGATACCAGTAATAACCCCACCTGTTACATTAGCAGTACCAAATGCATCATCGCCTCCGCTACTAGCGATCCTTACAGATACTAAACTATATCCGCTACCTCCCGAACTAATAGAAACACTAGAGACTTTATAAGTTAAATTAAATTTTGCATTCGCACCAATAGCACCAATGCTAGGTTGTCCAGCAGTAGTAATAGTTACACCGATGTTTGATGTTCCTGGTAGTGCAGAATATACACCAACACTAACTATTCTGAATGTTGAAATAGCACCTGGTGTAGATAATGTTGTTAAAACTTCGATTTTAGCAGGTTCGCCACCGGCGGCAACCGTACCACCGTTAATAGTTAAGATGTCACCTGGAAAATAATTAGAACCTATAGCACTTAGGGTTAGAGTATCTAAACTCATAAAAACAGAACCAGCGAATCCTGATCCTGATGATGGTGAAGTTCCTATAGATGATAAGGTACATTGAGTTGCACCATTGTTATAGGTTAGTATTTTTTTGTAAGGACCTAATTCGTTTCTTGCTTCTAATAAAATTTCTTCAGCACGACGACAAGCGGCTTCTATTGATCTATAAGCATAAGCCAATGCACGACCTTGTAATTCGGAACTAATTTCCGGTCTTTCGTCTGCACCTGAAGTAGCTACGTATAAGTTGACACTACTTCCAAATGCTGAATTATCTACATATCTTTTTGTAGCGGCTACTAACCCATCATATAATTCATCATCATCAGGTTCTGGATCTCTGGCAAGAACTAGCGGACCAGTCATTCTTCCGAAAGCAGAATTTACTATACCCGAAGCCGGATCAACTGCTTCAACACCTGCTATAGAAACTTTACTATCTGCGTAGGCTTTTCTTACAGCCTCGCCAGGTGTTATTGGATCAGCTAAATCGTTAATACGATATTGATTACCACCTGACCGAGCAGAAAGATTACCACCTAGCTGTGGAGTTGGATCTGCCGAAATCTCACTAAAATCTGAGTTAATAGCGATTTCATCATCATTAGATGTAAAGTCTAGTGAAATACCATTTCCAGGAACTAGTCTTTTAAATTGTACTCCTGACTCAGTGTTGTTTATTGTAACAATAGGAGTATTACCAGTTACAGCATCATTTTGACCTGTGTACGATCCTGGAGTATCATCGAGTCCGACGAAAGTGAGTCTTTCACCTAACCCTAATGAACTATATAATTCTCTGAAGTTATCGTTGACTTTACGAAACGAGTCTCGTATACTATCACCGGTTCCGTCATTACCAATGGTTCCGATATCAATGATTTTGCGTGCCATATTTTATCCTAAAACGAATAGTTTCTCTATATATTTACCATAATATTTTATAAGCCGAATGTAAATACTTTATGTTCATAAAGAAATTTAAACAGCGTACAACCTATACTAGACGAAGTAAAACAGGGGTTTTACACGAATATCATAGAGATAAAACCATTGCTACAATTAGATGTGACAGTTGTGATAAAGAATTTAATAGAGATCTAAAACAAATGGACAGCAAACGCTTAAATGATCATTATTTCCATGTCTGTAGTAACTGTGATGCTAAAAGATTCGCACAACGAAAGGGCGTAGAACGTAAGAAAATATGGGATATGTCGGCTAGCAGTACGCTACCTGTTAATAAATTCTAGACTGTAAATGATTCTCCACAGCCACAACGATCTTTTTCTGCAGAGTTAATAAACTCAAAACCTTCATTAAGTCCTCGTTTTTGATAATCTATGGTTAATTCTTCAAAATATACTATACTTTTGTTGTCAATGATTACTTTAGCTCCTTTATCTTCGAACACGACATCATGCTCTTCTAACTTATCAACAAATTCCATAACATAAGCAAGCCCTGAGCAACCTGTGGTTTTTACTCCTACACGAATCCCTAACCCCTGACCCCTACGCTCTAGCTGGGATTTGATTTTTTCAGAGGCGATGTCAGTCAAAGTTAATTTCATTGTCTAACCGTTCCATAATCTTTTTACGTTCTTCTTCTGAATATTCGAACCAATTTTGTATTTCTTCTAAGGTACGATGGCATCCGATACACTTACCATCCACATAGGTACAAATTGACATGCAAGGATTTATCATTTTCTTCCTAAATTAAAACTAATTGTTATTCTTTCTTGTTCTGCGATTTGTTGATTTACTTTATGGTTTAAATAACCTGGAAAAATATAAGCCACTCCTGAACTAACAGGCATCGTAGCATTGTATTTAAGTGATTCGTTATTTAAAGTTACCCCCCATGGCCAATTAGATTCTAAATTTGTATTAACAAATGTTAATCCAGAATCGTTTTCGTTGGCTTGAACATAGTAAACTCCACTCCATACTGCCGGAAGATGATTATGAGATTCATGATAACTGTGTTTTCTGTTAATAGAAAACCAACTATCTTGTAAAATAAACTCACCAACAACTCCAATTTCATTGCTGAAGAAATTTACAGTTTCAATTATCCAATTTTTTAAAGATGCAGATTCTTTTAGATCTAGTATTTTTATTCCTTTTCCAAAATTAGTATATCCATTGTTACTATATTGAGCTGGTGATTGATCTTCTTTTTCTAAATCTAATAAAACAGGAATTAACGATTTCGCAAGAGATTCTTGCGGATCGTAATAGTTTCTACAAATACTAGATGGAAATAAATTGTGTGTTTGAATATTCATATTAAATCTTATATGCTATATCATTTATGTTTCCTGCAATTACAAACCTTTTAGATTTGACAGGATTAACTTTGTGTAAAACATAAGATGGAAAGAACACTATCATGTCTTGTTTAATGTTTATTGAAGTTTCGTCTCCAGTAATTATATTTCCATCTACTAATTTAGTTTCTATCAATATTAACGGATCGTCTATAACTTCATTTAGATAATAAGAAAAACTATATCTACTAAACTCGCTATGATTGTGGATAGGACTAGAATCTCCTTGATCATATCCTTGGAACCATACATTGGCATCAAGATCAATGTTAGCATTTTCTTTAATTCTTTCAGGTAGTAAATTATTTCTAGGAGTTCCTATGTTATCGATAAAAAACCTAATAATTTGATTCATAAAAGAATCTAGTATTTCTGGATGGTCTTCATGAATAAACCAATCTGATTTCCAACCATTAGATTTTTGTTCTATCATTTTTTTCTTAATTCTAAGATCTTTAAAAAAATCTATAATAGTTTGATTTTCCTGAGTAGATCTATCTAAGAATCCGTATTTGATAGAAGTAGGATTAGATATAAAAATTTCTTTAACATGAGCCATATGACTCTGTAATTATCTAGAAATACTAAAGTTGATGCTTTTTCTGATAATCAGCTATCGCTGATTTGATCGCATCTTCAGCAAGCACTGAGCAATGAATCTTGACGGGCGGAAGTGCGAGTTCCTCCGCGATATCGCTGTTTCTAATTGCGGTGGCTTCATCCAGGGTCTTCCCCTTGAGAAGTTCTGTGACGAGGCTACTACTTGCGATAGCACTACCACAACCATAAGTCTTAAACTTAGCGTCTTCAATGCGTCCTTCATCATTCACCTTGATCTGTAATTTCATTACATCTCCACACGCAGGTGCACCAACCATACCTGTGCCCACTGATGGATCGTTCTTGTCTAACGAACCAACGTTGCGTGGATTCTCATAATGATCTAATACCTTGACTGAATATGCCATATAATATGTTTCCCCATTAATATAATACTTGAGTATTATTATACAGTATTTATTAACTAATATCAAGTCAAGAAAAAAGGTACGTTTCTCTGTACCTTTCTCCGACTTAACCTTTCTCAGATTATTTTTTCTTAACTAATGCTTTCGCTTTTTTAACTACGTCGTTAGCTTTAGCTTTGACAGTCTTTGCCCATGTAGGCTCTGGGAAATGCCAGCCGATGAAAGCACCAACTAACGCCCAAAATAACGCACATAACATTATTTTATCCTCCTTGTTGTAAACGGTCATTAACCACTGACCAGTCGATAATCCTCCAAATATTTTTTAGGTATTTGGATTTATCATGTTGGTAATCAAGTGCCCAGGCGTGTTCCCACCAGTCCACTATCAACATAATCTTTAAATTCTTTTTGTACTCGTGATTCTTGATAACTTTGATATCACCTTTTGGATCCATAAAGACCCAACCACTACCCTGTATGCTCATAGCCACACGCACGAATTCTTCTTTGAAGTTTTCGAAACTCTTCCAGCGTGTGTTGATTACTTCCGCGGCTTTGCCTTGGGGTCTATTACTGCTTGTAGGCACCCTTAGTTGCGGAAAAAATAGGTTATGTAGGGTAGCACCACCATAGTTGAAATCGTCGTCGCCTTCTTTAGCGTTCCAACGCTTGACATATCCGCTGGCCAGTTTGCCATAATGGTAGTCTAGAGTCGCTTCACTCATGACAGGATCCAAGTCTTTCATAGCATAATCAACTTTTTCTTGTACGAGTTTTTCTCTACGGGTGTCTGCTTCTGTGATTAAATCACGATATGTTTTAATTTCCATACTACTATTTATCGGACTCTCTAATCAATTTGCGATACTCTGTTTCTATTTCGTTTTGTTCTTTTATTTTTAGATTAGTAAATTCTATAGCACAGCCCGTCAATCCGAAAACGATTACGCCTACACAGAAACAGGTTAATAAGAACATTACGAAGTTATAGAATTTCATTCTGCCCACTCCTTGGCTTGTTCTAAAAGTTTCATGCTGGCTAGATTCTTAGCCTTGCTCTCACACATGATGTCAGCATAGTTAAGGAAACTTAATGCCCATCTATTAATCTTGTTGTTCCAATAGAAGTCACTGTGCGCTCTAAGTTTAGATTTCTTGTAACCTTGATCCAAGAGTTGGAAAAAGTTAGGTGCTGTGTCTGGATCGTGATCCACTAGATAGTCTTCTCTAGAAACAGAATAGTGTATCACAGGACGTCTAGCACCTCGCCAAGATTCTATGACTCCTTTGAATCTATCATCGCTAGGCATAATGTATTCGCCTGTGTGTACCCAATGGTGATGGATATCTAATACCAATGCGCAATCGTCTTTAAGCTCGAGGCTGTCTTCTATGCCCCAAGTCATCTCATCGTTCTCTATGGTTATGATATTGCGTGCTTCTGGTGACATACGTTTGAGAGCATCCTTGATGCCTTGAGGACCTCTGCGTCCTGCGATATGTACATTACATTTAAAGTCTTGGAAGGTTTTACCATAGCCCATCCAACGAGCCATGTCAGTGTGATACTCGAATTCTTCTATGCTACGTTCGACTATGTCATCGTTATCGCTAGCAAGCACAGTGAACTGACCAGGATGAAAGCTGAGACGAACATCCAGCGACCTAGCAAGATCACCCACCTTGGCAAACTCTCTTTCGCAAAAATCTCTAACTGCGGACTGCCGCCAAAACCACTTCCAATCAGACTGAGTGTATACAGGCAGTATGTCACTGCTAAGTCTAACCATTCTAAGATTTTTTTCAAGATTCCCTACCCTCTCAACGAGCTTGTAACAGGCCCGTATGTTATTTTCCATTAGTGACCACAGTTTATGCTCAGCATCATTCTTATGTTCATTGAGCCACCTAACTGTGGTGCTACCTGTATTTAACTCCTTGCAGGCATCCTTGGGTTTTATTGATTTTATTTGATCTGGTCCGTCGATCCATTTGCAGGCGAAACCTATGCGTTTTGTAGTCATATTACGATTATACTATCTCTATCGCCAATTGTCAACTACAAATTTATCTTGTACTTCTGCTGGATTAGGATTACCGTGGAATACCGCAACACAGCATTCTAATGGAGGGACCACATCGTTTCTAACTTCTCTAAATTGTCGGACACCATTTTTCATGTGTAATTCTTCTCTAGATCGTATTTCCCATTTATAACTCTGTATCCATTCTATAGGCCAAAATTTTATAATATGATTCGATGTTTTCCATATCCAGTCCTGATCTCCTTGTAATCGCATAGCACCTCCTGGATCTTGAATAAATTGATCCCAAATATGTGTTTGTGTTCCGGCGTTCCAAGATAATACTGAACTGTTTAGATATTTCCATGACTGATGAAATTTACGATTAAAATCTAATATTCCTACAAATTGATTAGTTTGATATGATAATAGTTTATCTATATTATCGTGAATAACAACATCCAAATCCATATATAATATTCTACCCTGTAAAGGCAAGGTAGGATCGAACATATGAACTTTATGCCACCATCCTTTTGCGTAACTATGATTAGGTCTTACAATACTGCGAACGCCTTCAATAGGATGTTGATCATCGGTTAAACACACAAATTCATAAGGTAATGTTGTATGTTTCGCAACCATATTTCTTAATTTTTCTACATATTCTTTTCCGTACTTATTACCAAATCTAACACATAAGATATTGGTTTTTTCTCCATTATTATTTTTTAAGAATTTAGATTGTTCTTTTCTTGCTTTATTTTTTGCCTTAAGTGCTTTTCGTTCGGCTTTAGTTAGATTTTCTTTTGACTGTTCCATATATCTCTTTTAAGTCTTCTAATATATCTTTCAATGTATCTAATCTAACCATGTTAGGACCATCGCTGGGTGCGTTGTCTGGATCTTGGTGTACTTCTAAAAATACACCAGACACACTGCCTGTGGCTACAGCGGCACGTGCTAGATATGGAACCATGGTCCTATCTCCACCTGTGCTGTTTCCTAAACCTCCTGGTTGCTGTACAGAATGTGTAGCATCAAATACCACAGGGTATCCAGTCTCAGCCATAGTAGGAAGGCTACGCATATCTACCACTAGATTGTTATATCCAAAAGTAGTGCCACGCTCTGTTAATAATATCTTATCGTTGCCAGTGGATGCTATCTTTTCTGCTACCTTGGCCATATCCCAAGGTGCTAGGAACTGTCCTTTTTTGACATTAACCGTGCATCCTGATTCGCCCGCGGCTATTAATAAATCAGTCTGGCGACAAAGAAACGCTGGAATCTGCAAAACATCTATGCCAGCATCTTTGCAAGGCATGATATGTTCTTTCTCGTGGATATCAGTTAATACTGGAACACCAAAAGTATTCTTGATATGGTTTAATATTTCAAGACCTCGATCGATACCAACACCACGCTTGCCTGTTAGGCTAGTACGATTGGCTTTGTCATAGGAACTTTTGTAGATGAATTGTATTCCTAGTTTGTTGGTAATCTCTTTTATAGCGCCTGCGAGATATTCAGCGTGTTCTTGGCTTTCTATCTGGCAAGGTCCTGCTATGATAAAGAAATCGTTGGTATTAATCATCATCCTTTTCTTTTGGAAATAAATGGCTGGTCATTTCTACATCATCAACATCAGCTAGTTCACGGATCTTATCTAGATCTAACTGATCCTCGTTTTTCATGAATGACACTATGATAGAAAACACCACTATCATCAATAGTATTAATATTCCAAATATTTCAGCTAGTCCCATTTGTTATCCCTCGTATATCGCTGAGTTAGCACCATGCTCTGCACATTCTACTGAATGCACCCAACAGCGATTGTTTGATTGTTCTCTGATTAGTTTGTCTGCAAATTTAAATGCGTGTTCAGCAAACTTTTCTGCACCAACGCCATCCATGACTACGATCTCTGCTAGATCCATTTCTTGGAGTTCCATGAACTTATCTAAGTAGGGATCATTTTTGTCAATGGCAGTTTTGTGATCAAAATGATCTTCTAACCATTTTCTAATCTGTTTGAGTCCACCAAAGTCCACAGCCCAGTTCTTGTTGTCCAAATGATCACAAGCGAATGTAAATTTAAACTGTAAGCTGTAGCCATGCAATAAATGGCAATGTGAATGATCAGCATTAGGTTGTCTAAAGCATGCCGACAGCCCGATGTTATGTCCATAAGTTTTTGTAGAATAATATTTTGCCATCTCTAGTCTCCTGTTTAGTAGCAAGTTTGATGACACGCAGAGTATTTAGAGTGGGATGAATGTCTTAAGTCCACTTTAGTTATTATATAACCAAGCGTATTTAACGTCAATCCTTGTAGGTAGAAATATTTTCAAAATGGACATTATTTTTTGATTTCCATATGCTTGGCATCGTCCAGTCTAAATCATTTAAAATTGTAAAATTAGATTCAGGAAAATAACGAAAAACTTTTTCTATTTGATATACCCAGAAACTATAATCCACACCATTAGAATCTTCTTTGGAATAATTATCAGTTCCTTTATAAATGTTATTGACTTTGTTTTTTAAGGTCGGATATAGATCAAATCCTAATAGTTTAATATCTTTAAATCCTAATGTAGCCGCTACTAATACTGCATAACATCCACTGCCCCAATGTAATGGTTGATCTTGTTTTCTTTCTCCAGTGTAGGGAAGATTCGGTAATGTTTTAGTATTTTTGTGTTTTCTTATTTTAAAATAATATCTCCACCAATCGTCTCGAACATAGATAACGGTATCTTTATTATCTGGATTTTCAGTAGCTTCTTCAGCCATTCTTCGATCACAACATATTAAATGATCCGCTATGAAATTACGATGAAGAGCATTACATCCTATAATGGTATAATCTGGTTGAAAGTTTTTTAGGTTAATGCCCTGACGACTCTCACCGTTTCCGATGACTAGTGCCTGATACACTTATGATATGATACCGAACGGTCTCCAAATCCCAGGAGCACCATCTCTGGTACATACCCAACCTATGGGATTTCCTTCACTTGGTTTAGAGTTCCACACGATATCTCCTTTGTTAAATGCTCCGCCTTGTGGTGGTTCATCTCCACTTAGATGCAATTTATCGTTAAATCTAATAGCACCATTAACGTGTAAATCAACTCTATTATCTGGATTAGAAACGTTTATTCCTACGTTACCGTGAATTGTTGTTTTAGATTGAACAGAACCTATTTCAATATTTCCGTTTCCTGAAATACTAATCCTAGTAGTGTCACCAGTGACGATATCAAATGCAACATTCTGATGAGTACCAACAAATCCTTTTGATTCATCTTTGGTACCTAAAGACACTTCGATCATATCTTCAGCAACTGTTAATGCCGCTTTAGGTTCTTCTGTACCTAGACCGATCCTATCTGAGTCTGCATTATAAAATAAGTAACTATTAATATTAACATGTCCATCAACAGCTAACCCTTTTAATCTGCCTAATTCTCTAATGTTACTTTTTGTTACACTAGGACCTAATTCAGTTTCATCTAAAACTTTATTTCCATTAATGGCATAGTATTTTTTATCGTGAACATCTATAGATTCACTTGAGAAAAGTGTTCCTCGATCAGTAAGAATAAATTGTTTGGTATTACCTTGACCTTTCCAGATAAGTCCTTTTGAATGTCCATCAAATTCTATCGATGTCTTTTTATCAAATTGTATATTTGCATTGAGATGCTTGACTTCTAAGGTGTCTGCTTTGATAGTTCCTTCAACGTTTAAATCGTTCGAAACTATTCCAACTTTTAGTCTATCAACTTCAACTCCAGATTCGCTGAGAGTTAATTGAGTCTTTTTAGCATTGTCTTGTATACCAGCACTAGAAAAATTAAGTATTTTTCCACCATTAATTTTATCTCCGCTGATAGCTCTATCAGGAAGATTAGTGATTAACTCTAAAGGATTGGTTTCAGTATTGCCAGAGTTCTGGCTTTCTAATGCATCTGCAAGTTGCGCTAAGGCTTGATCGAGGTGTTTTCTATTCATGATACTTTATTTATCATGAACGGTTATTGTACTTTAAGTAGTACTGTCTCCTCGTTGATGCGTCCGTTGAGCTTGATTTCAGTGGTTTTGATGTCATCTAAGAACTTACGTAACTGTACTTTGCCAGCTTTTTTAAACTCTGCTAACTGTTCTACAGGCTTGCGTAAAGTTTTTTGTACGCTTAGATTTTCATCGAAGAACTGTATGCTGGTGCCTTTTATGGATAATTCACCGTGTTCTATAGCAACATATTTGCCTAGTTTGCGTGTTTTAGAATTATAGACCCAAAGCTCTTCTGCTCCTATGATATCTACAGGATTGATTGACACTGTTTTCGTGACCTCATCAGCGGCTTTGAACTTGAGTTTCTTAGCTAGTTTCTCTGGTTCCGCTTTTCTGATTCTAGGTTTGCGTGCTACTTTGCTTTCCTGCTGTATCATATCACAGGCACCTATGATGTCGTGCAAGAACGTATTAAGTTTCTTTAGATTAGATTTGCTTAAATGACTGTAACCTTCTATGATTTGTTCATCACTGCCTTCTAATGCTTCTAGAGTTTCTTCATAATCTTTGATATAAAAATCTCTAATGATTCTAGCGTGTGCGGCCTTGACTTCTTTAGCACGGAATAGATTTAACACCTTGATGCTTTTAGGGTCGAACTTGTCAGGATCAGTATTGAAATCAAATAGTGCATCTTCGATCTCAGTGGTCATCCCCAATGCTACTTCACGTAATCTTTCCTGTATGCTAGGTTGTGGAGCGGCATCCTTTTTCTTTTCTATCTCATCGCCTTCTTCTGCATCGTCTTTAGACTCTTCGATGACTTGTTTGAGTGCATTAATGACATAGTCGGCGGCATTTCTACCTTGATTGAAATCTTCACGTACAGCTGGCATGCCTCTGGTTAGGTTAGCGATAACAGCGGCTATAGAAATGTTGGTTCTCCAATCTTTGCCTCGCTTATAGAGAGCTATTTCTTCTTTGGAGAAACCGTTTTCCTGCATCCATTTGATGATTTTAGGTTTTAGTTCTTTGACAGAGCTTTCCAAACGGAAGTGATCCATGCTACGCCACCAGTTCCGCCTGTACTGTTCTGCTGTCCAGGTTTCATGTCCGTCCCATTTCACAGAACTTACAGTACCTGTACTGACATTTATTAATCGTTTCGCTTTTTTCTTAGACGCCATCGTCACTCCAAAGTTCATTAATGTCTGTTATTATATCTCCGCTCTAAGAAAAGAGCAAGCAAAATTGGTAAAATTGACTAATTATTCTCCGTCAATGTAAAAAATCAGTGCTACTATACCAGCAACTAATCCTGTAGAAAGTAATGCGTGTAATGTTCCTGCAGTTAAACCAAACACCTGGCTACCAATCGACAACAACAGAACGCTTAACCATGCTAAAATTTTACTTTTCATTTAGTCTCCTTATGTTAAATTAATTGATGCGTAGTAGCCTTTACCTGTGGTATCATAACCATCAAAGCCTTCTAGTTCTTCACCGTCATAATCAACACCAGTGATTAATTCCCAACCTTCAAAATCTGTAGTATATATCTTTAACTTGCTGGGATCGAATGGTTGTTTAAGATGTATATCTGCCGCAAAGAACTGTCCTTTTTCTGAAGATTGCACACAGAAATAACCATCTACATCATCCCAGTCACTGGCATAGGTTTCACCCTGCTCGAGTTGGACACTGTGTTTTTCTTCTAGTTCCCAAGATAATCCTTCATCAAACACTGTCTCACCTTTTTCATCTTCGACTTGGATATGATTAAGATCGCTAAACTCACAGCCTGACAGATTATCTAAATGACCTTCAGTCTCGTACCAAGCACCATCATTACAGAATCTCGCTTCTTCAGGTACTGAATTTTCTTCTTCCTCATC